TACTAAACTGGCTCTGTACGACGAAGATTCTCTCATTATCCAGATTAGAACAGGTCCAGACACACCAGCCCTTGTTATTTAGTGCTTCCATGGTCCGTTCTACGGTACGTATGGCTTCACTTTGTTCAAGGGTGTTCATCTTTTACTATAGTGATACTCCGGTCACTTTCCGCAGCTACACTGAACATGTCATCTGGAATATTGAACATTAGCTTATACTGCCCCAGTTTTTTGGGCATAGTTACATCATAGGTGAAATTCTGGAAAGTTTTAGTCAAATGGACAGCCGACATAATACGACCGACCTTTTTTAACCCCATATAGTCAACAAAAACCTGCTTGCCTTTAGAATTTACCAGCCATATAGATAATGTGAGGTCATCTTCATCTTTCTCATAGTCCTCCGGTAATTTCAACTGGACCTTTAGGGTATGGGTACTACCAGCTATAAATGTAGGCATAGTTAGTCCTCCTTAGTCCATTGGTGCAATTACATTCTGGCTCTGGACGTAATATACGGGATTACCGTCCAGTCCTGCTTCACCTTCTAGTTTAGATATCTGCGTGACCACTGTTTTAATCCTGATTAATTTACCGAGTTTGCCATCATCGTCAACCAGCCGATATTCGTTAAAATCCTCTTTTTGAGTCGCATAGGTGACTGGTTTTGCTTCTACTTGTTTACCCTGATATGGTACTAACATTAGACCTCCTTCTTACTTAGCTTTCCGATTTTGGTGCATGAAATCTCAGGTGGTCTTTTATAATTTCTGGGTCATTATGAATAGTTGCCCAGCCTTCACATTCAGCAGCATCACAATCAAGGGGACAGGGCAAGGTAACGAAATTCTGGTCGTAAAATTCCCTGGTAATATGGCTACGTTCAATGTACCCCTTCTCAAATTCCTCTTTGGTTATCACCCTCTTGACGCGACATTCACCGCTGATAGTAGGATAAGCTGCATCAATCATGTATTCACCGTTTACCTTGAGAGTAGCTTTTGGATTATCCTTGGCGACTCCCTTTATTGCTTCAAGTGATTTTTCATATCCCTCTGGTAAAGAGGTTGCAATTTTAACCGTTCCGCCGGTAAAATTACCCGATATGACCGCATCCCCGCAAATCATTTTCATATAGAATACATTTCCTTCAACGGTTAAGTGGTCAGTTTGGACCGGCCCAAAGTAATATTTACCGTCGCCTTCTTTAGCGAATATTTTTATCATTGCTATGAGGGAATCCATACCATCTTGTTTACCGCGTTCATAGCTCTGTTCAAGTTTCTTATCGAGTGTTTTCTTCCTGATAATCATACCTTTACTTCCTCTTTCTCCCCTTCTGCCGGCAGGACCATAAAGGGTACATTGACCAGTGATAACTGGGGATGATAGGTCATGCGTATTAGAGTAGGTTTACCCTGGGGGTCAAATTTAGAAGTGTCCATTATTACGTCATTGAATAACCACTCGCCAGCCGAGAATTTGTGAACAGGCGTGTTTGTATCTGTATCATAGTCCGAACAAAAGAACGTATGAGATTTCATCTGTTGCATCCAGACTATCTCATACTTACGTTCTCTAAGGGCACTGACGAAGGGCTCATCACCTTCTTCTAAGTGATCGGACTTCCTACCTTTAATTTCTGCGGACGTATTTTGAATTGGCTCTCTCATTATTGCTCACACTCCTTTATTAACCTTTACCGCATCACCTTTCGGTGTAATCACAGGCGGCGTCTTTAGTATCACTGGATTGTTACCGTCTTTGTTAATCTCTGGGTTGCCACAATATAGACAGTAAGATAAAACACCCTTGTCCCTGTCGGTTACCTTTTTGCTATCATGTGGTGTGACTTCTTTACACTTGGAACAGTAAGACATTTTCATCTCTCAGCCTCCTCCGCCAGTGCCAGTTCTTTCTGTTTAATAATAATCTGAGATATTCTCTGCTCAGTGAGATGATATCTATGGCCTATATCCTTCAGGCCCATTTCATCCTGTTTCTCAATCCATAACTCAAATATCTCTTTATTACGCTTCTCTCGCCAATGCTTTGGCACATGACCCTTGATTTTCCTGAACGACATATCAGTCCTCCTTATTTTATCCCCATGCTCATATTCAACTGATGAGGTTACTAAATACCCTCTTGTGCCTTGCTTACTTCCGCAACAAATTTCCCAACTTGTTCTTTGGTGAGTTTTCCGAGCATAACGGTAAGCTTTTCGCCTTCGACCTGGTACATAGACCGCAAGTGAGTGGCTACTGCCACGTTGGACCATGACAGCAGCTTTTTAGACTGTAAAGTAGCCAGGGACTCTTTAACCCAGGTAAGGTTAAGCCCATTGGGTAAAATGGTATCAGCTGGCGGAACATCGGCTTGTACAATTTTGTCCCAATCATCGTCGCTAGTAGTTTCGGTTTTCCCTTTACCTTTAGCTAGATGTTCGCTAATTGTGAGGATAGCATCATCAAGATTTTTACCAATATCTACCCATTCCTTCATGGATTTAACATTGAGTATGGCGTGCACCTGGTCTTGGCTCAAGCCCATATTCTTGGTGCTTGTCCAGAAACGAGACCAGTCCTCATTTGGTCGTTGTTTACCGGTAAATAATTTCCTTAAAGCACTCCCCACGCTCGGTAATGACTTAGCAGCATCCACCTCGCTACGCTTCGCCGCCATTTGTGCTATCGTGTTTACCAGCTCTCCATATTCGGGATTTATAATCCGGTAGGATATATCATGGTCGTCACCGCGAGTTTTTAATGTGGCTATTTCCTCAGATGAGTAGCCAAAATTCTGCGGGTCCCTGACCCACCGATATTTATTCTTAGGCTCCATGGTAGAGGCAGACCCAATACCGCTGCCAACTACCTGCTGGCTTTCCCGATTAATGAGCTGTGTTTCAATGGTATAGCTTATCAGTTTATCGGTTTCTTCGTGAAATAGGACGTTGTGTTTGGGATAGCAGTTGAAGGCATTGGTAATCTTTTGCGCGCCCGGATCAAATAAACCCTCACCAGGTATTCCCGGTAGTTTCCCGTAATCAACATCCTTTTCCAAGACTTTAGATACTAGCTTTTCGGCCATCTGCATATTGGAGATGGTAACGGCGATTGCCTCCTCCGTCAGTTTTATGGGTAGTGGTTTTGTTTCGGTAATTTCCTGGGTGTCCCTTATTGCTAAAGTTCTTTCATTCATTGCTCACACTCCTTTTACTTAATCCCCATCGTCATATTCAACTGGTGAGGTTTGGTTATAGTTTTAGCAGCTCTCTTTAGTTCTTTCTCCCGGACTAATATTTCCATGCTCCGTTTGTGCAGTACCGCAATACAGCCCTCTACTTCTTCTTTGGAATTCGCCATGTAGTAGCCCGGGTGTTTACCGGAGACAGATGACAGAATAGGCCATTTCAAACTTATTAAAAGTCTGATTTGCTCACGGATTAAGCGGTCATCTTTCTGGCCGAGCCACTTCGCCAGCATCTTCCCGGTGACAGCATTCTCTTTACTGTAGTTCAAGCGCTCTATAATCATTAACTGAAGTGGGGTAAGATTGAGACTGGGCATTCTATTTCACACCCCGACTGGATTTGATGGTTTCGTATGCCTGATTAAGCCGCTTAAATCTTTCCGGATCACCACCCTTGTCCGGGTGATAATACATACTCTTTTTACGGTACAGGTCATTAATTAAATCAATAGGGTCATCGGGACTGGCGCCAAGAAAATCATAGGCATCCAGGAGTTCCTCTTTACGATTCGTCCCACTATTAGTCGGGACGATTTCCTTACCGCCGCTCAGACCGGAATAGGCAACTCCATTGTCCTCGGCAATCCGCATCCGGTCCAGGAATAAGAATATCTGTCGGAGGTTTTGGGCCCGTGAGGGAAAAGCACGACAGGATACCTCTTGCCACTTAGTACCACGCATATAACGTACAATAGCACCGGGCATCCGGCTGCCGAATTTACTCTCATCCCATAGTATCTCGGTTTCAGAGCGGTCAATACCCCACTTCTCAAACATACGCCTTATTTCGGTCCGGGTAATGTCTACGTCTACTGTCTTCTTCAACGCTCATTACACTCCTTCTTTATAATCCTGCCGGAAGCTGAGGATTTCCGTTATGCCACCTCAGATGTGCTATGTGGAGAGATTTTACGTTTCGCTGAGCACTCGCTAACCACAACCCAAACATGCGAAATTCGGGATACTCTCTCTCAAATCACTAGCGTCTACTCTTACGTCTATTCCGCCACTTCCGGCAAGCCACCACTAACCATCCTGCTGAATATTACTACTAAACAAGGTGAATGTCAATAGTTATAGAAAGTATATTTACCACTAATATTATTGTCGGGGTTTTACCATGTCACTGGACGATTTTTGGTGCGGCGGGATATTTCTAGTCCACTTAGCTTCGGATTTTGTCAAAAAGTGGTAATAATATTAGTACGAAATTGACAACAGATTTGCGACAAAATTGACACTGGTTTTGTACTAATTTTATTAGTGGATTTCTACCAAACAGAACAGCCAATTGCGGTAGAATATCCCGGTTATCATTATAATAGATAATCCGCCATTTATCTTGAAAATAAGGGCTGCCGGGTAGTTCCAGACCATTCCAAATCACTTATCTCACTCCAATATCATCCCTGACTGTACTTTCTTTTCTACGGTGACGATGGTGTCATTATGACACGCGCCGTGGCAACAGAGTAGTATCTCCACAATTTCAAAGCCTCGATCCAGTCCTAATCCGGTACTATCCCAACAAAATGAGATACACGTACCTCCGGTAGTAATTATCCTGGCTATTTCATCTTTGCACCTAGCCCAATATTCAGCGCGGCCGGCCGTGCCCTTAAATTTCGGTGTATATCTCCGTAGGCATTGTTCAACGCTGTATGGCGGGTCAAACAAAACACCGTTGATACTATCGTTCTCTCGGGACCGTAGAAAATCCAGCGCGTCCATCTGAAAATTAGCACCGCGTCCCTCAATATCGTTGGTGATCTCCGCCGGACTATTCTCTCCGGCGAATGGGTCTATCCAACCTTTACCGTCACCAACATATCTATTCAATAATTCCTTGATAGGTGGTATCTGGAAGGTCCACTTATTTGGCATCGCCCACACACGGTTTATTATCAACTTATTTCTCCCTTATAATTTTACTGACTTCTTTCAATACCTGTTTATCCTTGACGGTAAATTTGAAGTGGCTCCCGGGTCTGATTAACTCTATAGAAGGTGTCCAGCCGTCTAAATCGTGTTCATGTGCTTCGCACCACTCCCAATCGGGTAGGGGGTCAAAGCCTAATCTTAATTTCCAGTAATACTTTTCTTTTTCAATATCCATATCTAACCTGCCTCTATCCCATGCTCTATACTTCGTTTCATAAAATGACCGTTTCGTTTCACTTTAAGAGCACTTCGTTTCATAAAATGACCGTTTCGTTTCACTTTAAGAGCACTTCGTTTCACATTTCATCCCTTTTCTTAAACTCTTGTTTAGCAGCAAGATATTTCTGGGAAACTTCAGCTACTGCCATATTCGCTAAATCCTGACAGGCATACCACAGTTCAAAATGTGAAAGGTGCATTTCTTCTCCCAGCTTCATAACTTCCATCTGAAAGTTATGACATTTTTCTTGGTCTAATCTATCCATGCTCTCACTCTATATCTCTAAAATTAGCAGAACTCATAACGAGCATCGAACTTTCCCTCTGGCCCAGTTCCCCAACTTTCATAGAATTCTTCTATATTGTCATCATCGCCTGATTTCTCGGCTTCACGCTGTAAAGCAATCCAATCTACTGTCGGGTCGAAAGCCTCTCGGATGAGAACACCTAGTGGCCCTTTGGGGTCAGTATATCGACAGTATTCGGGGTGAATATTTCCGGGATTCTTAGGGTCTTCGGACTCAAATTCTGCATCAGAGCCACGATATGGTTCGCAGATTTCATCTAAGAGTTCCAAGGCTGTTTGATTGGCTCTCATCTTGAGTGCCATCTCGGCCATGCGGCCCATAGCTCGGCCAACTTCGTGATTACCCATTATTTCCCTCCCCTATATCTCTAAAATTAGCTACGTTAAAGAATACCGGCCACTTGAAGGGAATAGTAATATGAATGAAACGCTCAAAGATGATATTCCGGAACTGCGTCTTACGCGCGATACAAAGTAATGGTCCCTTGTCCCAGGTAATATCAAAGACCGGGCTCCCGACATCACAGGTTATTTTCCTGCCGTTATCACAGACCATAGCTAACTGCATGACTCACAACTCCTTAATTAATTCAGTCCAGCACTTGGGGCAATAGTGTTTTAGGTGCCATTCGCTATTCCAGTGAGGACAACGCTCATCTCCCCAATTTAAGAGCTTTTTAAGCTGTGCCGTGACAACTGCATCAACATTAACAGTTGACACAAAACTACCATCCGAACAGGGATAGGTTTTTTCTTTATCCAAGTCTAAATTGTCTCCAATCTCTTTCGGTGTTAATAAAATCCTCATACTCCTACTCCTTTCCTAAACGGACATAACACCCAATTCTTACACTTTACATTACAAGATATACTGGGTATTCCCTTTTCTTTCTTTTGAATTGGACAGGTCATTCAAACACTCCTCACAAACTAGCTTCCCATTTTCAAGATATAACCAGACATCCGCTTCCCGGCATTTATCGCACTTACCCTTACAGAGAGCTAGTTTCATTATCTTTCCCCTCAAAGTATCCGTTCTGCATCAATCGCCATACGAGTTCCTTTTTCTGGCCGGAAGTAGCTAAACCCTGCTCGCCACAAATCTTTTGTAAATCCTCACCTAGATACTCACCATCAAGTCTACATATCAGCTCTCTCAAGGCCGGGTCCGGCGGTACACCTATCCGGTCAAAGAACTGGTCGGTAGTCTCCATGTCAATATCCCGGGCTTTGAACATGTCAATTATAGAGGGTGATTTTCTAGTAGTAAAAGGTTCTTGGGTCTCCACATCTACCCCTGCCCAGGCTTCGGATAGCTCGGTACTCCAGTACGAAACGAGTTCATTTTTAACCATGCCTTGAAATTCCGGCTTCTCCGTATCTATGAAAGTCCAGGCCCGGGTGTCCTCGCCGATTTCCTGCAGGGCTTTGAACTTCTGCTTGGCCGTAGTCAGTATATCCTTCATCCAGTGGTCTTTGCTGCCATAGCGTATCTGTCTAGCTGAAGGTTCTTTCAGCATGATCGCGCCATAGATACCTCTTAGTATCCGGCTGCCGACATCGGATGAGGAATGATAGATATAAATTATTATAGAGTGGCGTTGGCGCGAAAGACTGTTATAGCTCTTGAGACGCTCTTCAAGTTCTTTGTTGCCGGCCGGTGCAGTAGTAGTGCCTTCGTCTATCAAAGCTATAAAGTCGCCAGTCTTTTTCAAACTTTCGGAGTCCCGGATAACATAGTTGTCGGGTAGGAGATTCTTTTTAGCCTCTGGGAAGTTCACCACGACTGGCAACAGGTCGTATTCTTTAGATAAGGTGTCTACAAGATAGTAGGCCAGGCCGGACTTCCCGGCTCCCACGTTTCCCAGAATGATATTGGTCGAGGGGAGTAACACCAAGTCTTTCAGCGACATGGTATGAGGTTTGGTATCATCCGGTTTAGGTTTCTCGTTATTCTGTGAATCTTTTAGGTAATCGGTTATATCGCCCACGTTAAACCTCCCACTTCACGGTAGTTACTTTGTGGTCACTTTCACTGTAAACAATGAAACGTTTACCATTAGTCATAAGGCGATTATATAACTGGATGATAAATTTATAGGGATACCTCTTGAACACTTTGACTTTCACTTTGTCTGTTATATCACCCATCTATTTACCCTCAACCTTATTGAGTACCGTGTCTATATCAGCTATGGTAGTACGCAAATTTTTAGCATCGCGTATGTAAGCATCCTGCAGTGTCTTAAATCTAGCTACGTTCTTTGTTTCTGCCTCGCAACGCTCTGCCAACATCACTAACCACTTGCGTATCTTGAGTAGCTTCTGATACATAGCCGGCGCAGCTTCTATCAGGTGAGCATTGGCTTCGTGGTCATTATATTTATTTGCATAAGGTGTTGTGGCAATCACTCGACTTTTAACATCATCTTCTTTAACCTTGATTACCCATTCATACTTGCCACTAGCTAAATTTTTTTGTTGCTGTGCTTCCCAATTTCCCTTTGTATAGTTCATTTCTTCACCTTCACTTCCCGCCGGCTGCCGTCCTCATTCAATAGCCGGAAGGCACAATAAACGCAGTTATGCCATTTCTCGTCTACTCCCCTATGGCAGTTAGGACACCGGACTAAGGTTACTGTTTGATTCTCCACGTTCTTTACTCCTTTAACTTATTTTACCACTCTTATCTAATTTCATCATCCGTTTGATGTCCTCTGGAAGATAACGCCGGTCTCTCCTGGGGCCTATTCTGAAAGATTTAATGATACCCTGGTTACTCCAGCGTCTCACTGTGTTCTCATGTAAATTTAGTTTACGGCATACCTCTGAGGTAGTTAGTGGCCGGGTCATGTTAAAAACTCCTTATTGCTGCCCATTTTTCTGGGTCTAATTCAATAACCTCGCTGGAGCATTCCAGTTTACCAAGTGCTAGGCGGACATTTCCTTTATTCGCTCTATGGTCTGCGAAATGAGATTTTTCAACAATGAAGTCAAGGCTGAGTTTTTCGCCTGGATAGACAAGCATTTCCGGTAATACGATCTCATAAGCTAATTCCTCTATTTCGTCAGTGGATATAGGGTCGTTGAATTCCTTATCTACCTCTATTTCATTCTCCTGTCCAGTAAGTCCTAGCTCCATACAGTCATTGAAGGCTCCGATGGCTTTGTCTAAAACCTCCGCAATCTCACCGTCCGGTTTCCATGTGTTAAGGTGCTCTACTAACTTTTCTTGCGCTGTTTTATAATCCATACTCTTTTACTCCTTTCCGAGTTATTACCCGGCATACTATTTTACCGCTTCAATAAGGTAAATAACGGCTCTAGCTAGGTCGATAAAATCTATCGTAGAACATTTGACCGTCCAGCCTTCTTTGCGTAGCTCTCTAGCCTTACGGTTACGCTCTTTCATGTCTTTGAATTGCAGGTCTAGGTGTTGTTTACCGTCTATATAGATGTTCATAGCTCTTCAACCTCTAGGGCTAACCTGGACTGGCCGACTGGGGCTTTCTTAACTCTTTTACCGCATACCTGTAAAGTATTCATAGTAACTTGTTTAGTAGTAATAACCGGAGCTGCCGGCTCTAGTTCTGATTCTTCGCCGGTTTCTATACCCTCATCATTAACCATAACCTCATCATCCAGCTTGGTCTCCTGCGTCTCTTTAGGAATAATAGCCATACCGTGTTTTCTCAATAAAGCCTCGGCCCTGGCTACATCGGTATTTCTCTGCAATACCTCGGCCTCGTGTAGCAGCTCGGGTAGATACTGCCTTGCTACTTCGCACATAGCGATATTGATGTCGTAATATTCAGCACAAACATCGTTCCCGTTACCGATCCAATAAGTATCTCCGTACTCTATACTCCGGGGTAAGCCTTGCCGGTTGTCGAATTGAGACAAGAATTGAGCCTTGTCCTCACCCTGGTCGAAATAGGTAGAGTAGAATCCAGCTAGGTCATAATGGGCTATGAAGCTACAATGATTGATAAGATGATGATAGATTGCTTTGGTGAAGTGGTCTTGTTTACATCCATGTTTTAGAAACGTCTCCCATGCTCTGATAACTTGCTGTTTTTCTTTTGCTGTCATAAACTTGGTGTCTTTGAATTCCATTTGCTCAACACTCCTTTTCCGGGTATCTGCTATCCTTGCTTCCCGGTAAACAAGGTAATTAGCTTTATACACTCCTCTTTAACTAGCTTTAGGCGTCTTCTTCAAAAATGCCAGGGAAATATTCCTCGGCGCGCTCTTTCCCGGAATAGCCCAATCCGTTATACCCGGTTCCCTGAGCCTTTTCGAGTAGAAATTGTTTTGCCTCGTTATCAGTCAGTAACTCATAGCTGGATTGACTGCCTTCCCACATTGACCAGCGGTAGGTATAGAAGTAGATTTTACCTGAGCGTGCCTTGTGAGCCAGTAGGTCAGTTCCGGCGGTATACGATGTGCCGGTGTTAGGTGGATTGTGTGGAGCTGAATAAATCTCCACATCCTCTTTAGAATTGATTGCAACCTTTTTCCCTTCGGGAGTCATTAAAATTTCGGCCATTTTAGCCCTCCGTATTCTGCTGTCGGCTTATGCCGCAGTCCAGTACCTATTTTAACGAGCTTTACTCTGATATACCGGAAGTAGGTCTCATTGTGTTTTCCGGTTAGCTTTACTTTACCGATAATCATTTTTAATCCACTCACCTATACCCAGGACTGAAAACCTAGACGGCTGCTCATCACTCACCTAGTACCATTGTTCTACTACGTCAATAGCAGTCCTGGATATACGTCAAGGGATTAAACCTTGACTCTCTTTGGGGGATTATCCATTTCCGGCGTCCATTCATACGGCGCATCTTCGTAACCTGGTAGGGAACGGATCGCCATATTCTTTAGTGCTTCACAAAAATGGTGTGCCTCGGTCTCGTAGTAATCATCATCTTCGCATGACTGATACTCATAGCAGTTTATTAAAGACAGGACTTCAACCGGGGTAGGGATACGATAAGAGAAAGTTACTTTATAGGGTATTAGGTATTCGGCGTCTGCCCTGCCGGGTAGGTCTGTAACCGGCGAACTTGAATAACGGATACCAACCGCTTTGACGTTTTCATCGAGTAGCATTTGACCGACTACATCGGCCATTTCCCTAGTAAGTTGATGGCGATGGCTCTGTAATTCCCGGGAGTATGCTTCATAATCTCCAGTATATTTGATTGTTTTAGTGTCTACATCGTACCAGCTCAATGGTGAATGTGTACGTTGTGGAGAGGTTAAACCGAATCGAACCATAGCATTAATATGTGCCTTGTCTACTACAAATGCGCTCATTCTCTACACTCCTACTATTTATTTTTTATGCTCTTAATCCGATCCGGGTAGTTCACGCAGAAGCTACCACATACCGGAAGTTTACACCTACGACATACTAAAGGGATAGACTTCATTATTTAGCTCCGGTTAGCTGATAACAATAGGCTTGCTCTAGTTTATTTTCTGCGCTTCTCATGTTACCTTGCGCATAGGCGCAAATCATATTGTAATGCTCTGGAGATAGCTCCAATTTAAGCCCCTGGCATATCCGGGATAACTTGCACTTGATTATAGTATCCTCTAGCTTTTTGAACTCATAGAGCTGACACCTACTTTTGATAGTGTCCGGGATCCGGTTAAATTCCGTTGTGCATAGTATTAATACGAGGTAAAAAGGTGGCTCTTCTAATAACTTGAGTAGACAAGCAAATGCCTGGTCAGTTAGCTGGTGCGCTTCGTCTATAATGTAGACTTTATGCTTGCCCATCGGCGTGTAATTAGCTTTGAAGCATAGCTCTTTTACATCATCTATACCCCGGAATCTAGCAGCGTCAATCTCGATGGTATCCCAGTGGTGGCCGGCCTGGACTAGCCGGCAATTATTACAGATACCGCAAGGCTCACCATTGGCCGGGTTATCACAATTTAAGGCTGCTGCTAAAAGTCTGGCCGTACTCGTTTTCCCGCTTCCGCTACTACCGTGAAATAAATAGGAATGATGGAAGTGTCCGGTTACTACCTGGCTCGTGAGTATCTTGATGGTGTTGTCCTGGCCTAGTACATCAGCGAATTCTTGTGGTCTCCAATCATTGTATAAAGCCATGCTCTTCACTCCCTTAAAGTATGCCCTTCGTTTGCCCGTAGGACGGTCCTATTAGTCCGGGATGATGTTCTGGTCGTCCGGTTAGTGTTTAGCACTTCTTAACCTCATAACCGTCCAGCTCGTACATCGTTCTGTGTTCTCTGCAAAGCCATGCTCTTTTGATGATATGCTTTGTATCTGGATCACGCACATAAACAAGCTGCAAATCATCATCATAATTTATATGTTCTCCAGCTCTGCAATCTGCACAATTCATAATCCAGCTCCATAAAATATAA